TCTACACATTTTGTTTCTGCGGCCGAAAGGCGCGATCGCTGATTTCATTTTTGAAATCAGCACAAAGGGGAATTTAATCCCCAAATGAACAGTATCTAGACTAACTAGACGGGCTCAATAACTATAGGGCCCTTGTGGCACCAGGAATACTTTTGATGCAGCGAGAACATCAGTCAAAAATATTGTTTGTTTAAATCATTAACGTTAGGAACACGAAACGTCCAATCATCTTTGTTTATATGTATGAGTTAGTATTTACATTTATAAAAATTTAGAAAAGAAAACAAATTGAGTACTTATCTATCAGAAAATTTTTAAAAATAAAATAAAAATGAGTCTTTATCCTCTGTTAGGATTGAAAACTTTCATTTGTTTATTGTGGGAATAGTTTTACACTGCTTAAAATGATTGTATAACATTGCAAACGCCTCTCCGATCCAATAATGGACGACGCGAATCGTGAAGATGGAATAGGTTACAGTTTCAGTTGAAACCGAGGACCATTTATACACATGAGTAAGACCACTCTAAAAACATATGTAATACAGAACATGTAAAAGTCAAGTTCTAGGCTCCCAGCCAAATTTGGGATATCCTTGACCGGGAGAAATAATACGTCATTTTAAAAACCAGAGTACAACATAACATGAATTCGATTAACAACAAGCAAGATAATGATAATGCGGCATGCAATAAGACCGCTCTGAAAACTAATACCTTTCGTGCTAAGTGTTCAGCACTAATTTCACGAAAGAAGAAGAATCGCATCGCTATAAGCGATGCTGCTTCTTATGCAACGTGCCAAAATATGTGGCACAAGAGAGTAGCGCAAGAGACCAATGTTACTATAGTAGCAAAAGGTTTTTTGGGAAATGATGTGTGTTATACACCACAGAGTATCGTTACACAACGATACCATAAGGGAAGAGTAGATGAAGATCCGGTCATGGATTTTAATCAATATACTCAGAATGGAGTTTTTACTTCATATAGTGTTAATATTGAACGTGAGTTCTTCAAAAATATTAACAAGTGGAAGTTGCAAAGCGC